TTAATACCTCCCTATTTTATTGTTATACTTACCTAAGAGCCCGTTAACCTTACCCACCCGCTTAACTATTTCTGCCGGGCTTGCATACTCATATGCCCCAATATCAGGAGCGGAACCTAAATATGGCAATCCCACATTAAGACCTGCATTAACTGCTGGCGACAACTCCTGAAGCCTGTAATTACCTGACCCAACAAAAAGCGGATCGGCTTTGATATCTCCTGTATTAGTTAGGTGTGTTGGGATTATGCCGTACCATTTGGGATTATTGGAATTGCCACAGTTGAAAATAACATTGTTCTGTAATATCAGTGTGTCAATACTTCCAGTCGTCGGGGAACCTGGAGTAAGAATTGCTGCATTAGGGAATCCATCAACAATATTGTTTCTGAATTTTATGTTTCTTTCGATTGAACCTCCAGATAAGGAAAGAGCCGTTACCGATGTTCCGTTAGTATTTCCGGCTATGAAGGTATTGTTATCTATTTCAACATTTCTGACTGTCGAGCCTGGATAATTACCACTTATGCTTACGGCATAACCTGAGCCTCCTCCTTCAGTTCTTCCAACATTGTAGGTTACATTGTGATGGTATTTAATATTTTCAAGCGCGGCAGTACCAATATGATAAATCGAAAGAGCTGTTGCTACATTTCTTGTGGTATTGTTATAGATCAAAATATCACGCGTAGCTCCTCCGGCAGAACCAGCTTCTATGAGAATGCCTAATTGCCAATAAGCAGTTAACTCAGGATGCCCAATTGTATTATCATGTATAGCTACACAATAGTCATAAGCACCTTTAGTTGGATTATTTCCGGCTATATCAACAATACCTTGGAAGTTGTTATATGCAATCTCATTGCCCCCAAAACTCCAATTTATTTCTAGCGCGAAAGCCCAACGAGTTCCGTCATTATGATTCAAAACACGAAAATCATTACTATCTATTTTAGCATTTTCTAGGTGTGAAGCCTTGAAGGCAAAGCCCGCACTATCCCCTGCAAGAAAAGGAGCAGTAATAATGTTCTTTCTTACAATTAAATCCTTCTGGCCCATAGTCCAGATATTTCCGTACGAACCCGGATATAGATAACTCGCACAATTTATAACAACATTATTATAAATAGATGTACCTACACAAGTAGGAGCTGTAGTGGCAGGATTGTAAAGGTGAATACCGACACTCTTGAAGTTATGAATGTAGTTGTCTTTAATTAACATACCACCAACCCTTGAGGACATAATTGCGCCGTAAGCTACATTTTGTCCATCAAATTCAATACCTGAGATTTGAGACGTGGAACCGTTCACAATAGTCGCAGAGTAGTAAGAAAAAACTGTTCCTCCTGTAATGGTACTTATGATCTTAGCGTTAGTATCATAAGCCATGACTGAAGTATTCAATTTCAGATAAGCTATTGCTGTTGTGGTATTTGTGCCCATAACATAAATGGTGTCACCTTGAGCAATGTCGGTAGCATAAGGTAAGGTGAGTAATGGAAAAGCAGGTAGATTACCTATTGCCCCATTATTACCTGTTGATGCTACAAACCATTTCCCCGCAAAACCTTGCAAGGAAAGGATTGTAATTATTAAGAGAAGTATCTTTTTCATATTATCTTCCTATAAAATTGTGAAGAATTCCCAGAGTTCCAGATGAAGAAATAGTAAAACTTGCAGGAAACTGTGTCACGGTTGAATAGAATATCCCCAGACGCATGTTATTGTTCAATGGTAATTGAGTATAAACCTGACTGGGTTGATTCCCAATAATATAAGGCGCTGTTGTTTGTGCTAAGAAATTGTACAGAAATCCCACATAATAGATTCCCGGATACAAAGTAACAGGAGCAGTTAAGTTTAAACTTGCTCTATTACTTGCGCTAATGCTCCATGCTGTAGGGCTATCTGGTGTAATTGCAACTCTTGTGGCTGTAGTTCCTGAAATAGAAAATATAGCCATTCCATTAAATTCTGCCGGATCAACAGTATATGCACCTGCTGAATGCAATTGATAATCTAATGTTGAAATTGTTACAGTATCAGTTACTTCAGCTAAAATATATGAAGCTCTACCATCGATCATTTGATTACTACCACCAACATAAGCTCCCCCCATAGGCATGATAGGGGCTAGTTTTATTCCACCACCATATTTGTTAAGAATTTTTATGGCTTCGTGTTTTGTAGGTTCAGTTTTAAAATCATACCGGCTTACGTAACTGCCGGGCTTTGCATAGGCGCTATCACTTCGTTTCACAAACACACTTCCCAAATCAACAGCACCCGCCACCTTAGCAGCTGTGGAGTCCCAGCTATCAACCTTTTCGCCGCTTATGGTTTTCTCCTGAACTTTAATCGGGTACTTCCCCGTGAAGCTGAATTTCTGCGCTTGGAGCGTTGTAATTAGCAGCACTGTAGCTGCCAGTAAAATGATTCTTTTCATTGTTTTGATTTTTATAATTAAAGATTACTGATTAATTCCCAATCCGTGTTTTCCACACCCGCAAACCCTAATGGGGTTAGGGTTCCTTCGGTTACAAAAGTTCCATCGCGGTACCTGATGCGCCGGGTATTGTCAGGGCTTAAGAGTTCTGCGGTTGATCCGCCTGGCACTGAGCCCGAGGCAGTGCCAATATTGATAGCTGTATTACTCACTGCTCAGTAATTTAATATCAGTTATTACTCCCTGAGCGGCTGTCCCCTTATAAACCTTAACACGGAAATAGGTACCGGCAGGATGAATTGAGTCGTTCCACTGGTGGTTTGTCTGACCGGCTGCAAGCGTCTGCATGCTTCCCGGTACCGGTGCCCATCCGCTACCGTCAACGGATTGCTCCAGCTGAAGCTGCGAATCCGCACCTACATAACCGGCGATATCGACTGATATAATATTTTTCCCGCCGGTTGTTTGCTGGGCTTCGAATACATGATCGCCGGTGACGATTGTGTAATTAGGGCTTAATGAAATTAGTTTCGAATTCATTAGTTTGGGATTATTTGGTTTTTAAATGGTAAAATCGATTCCTACCGGGTAACGGAACATGATTACATTGGTACCGGATGTAACGGCCCCTGTTACCTCAATATCTCCGTTAGCCCTGATTATTATTGGCTGTATGGTATTGCCAGCCCTGAAGTATCCAAACAAATCGTAAGCCGGTCGCATATCAGCCGGAAGTGTGCACAGCGTTCCATTAGCTGCACTGGCCGTGAAACTGCAATTGATCATGCGTTCGCTTGTTCCGTTCCGGAAGCAGTACAGTCCGTCGCCGGTAGTGGCTGCATAACCTGGTTTCAAATCAACCGCGTGAGTATCCAGTACAAGCTTACTGTTAGCCTCCGAAACCAGCCTCAGCCGTTTCCTTCCGACAAACGTAATGTCACCGACAAGCGGGGCAGTAAGATAAACCAGGCTGTATATCCGCTCCTGCATTACAAATTGATTCACACCGGCAATCGACCTCTGATTGCTGAGAACTTCCGAGCGGCGCAGATAAAGCGTCTTAGTCGCATCATAGTTATACGTGAATTCAGCCACCGCGCAAACCTCTTCACGATCCCATATATAGCCAGCGGGTACAGTGAATGGAACTCCCGGATCAGTGCTTCCGGTTGGGGCAACATACGATAGACCTGAGAGGATCACCGTTTCAGTGGTGGCTTCAGCAAGAACCTGTTTTATGCTGTTTAAAACGCCTGTTTGAATTACTTCAAAATCGGTGCTCCGGAATGGCTGGCCACCAGCCAGGAATAATACTTTTTTCATCGTAGTAAGATTGTGTAAATTGAACCGGGTAGTTTATAAGTTTCGAGCAGCTCCCTTGCATATCCGACCAGAGCCGAAACCGAAACGGGTAGCAATACAGTAAATTCAGCAAGTCCGAATTCGCTTTCAGTAAAGAAAATTTGTCCGGACGTATCGTTTATAAAAACATCGAATCCGGCAGGCTCATCAGAGCGCCAGAGTATCACATCTTCAGCTGTTGGGTTTATAACTGCATTGGGCGCTATAAGCCGTTGTAGCATTCTCTCCAGGTAACATACCTGCGGAGTCATATGTGCGCAAAGGTTTGTTTCCTCAGCAAATAACTCATGCCTTAGCATGAGGTACTGTAGATAGCTTACTATAAGCTTTATCCACTTTGCAAGCCTAACAGCCGGTCGCAGAATGTGCGGCGTGTGAAATATGGATATCCTGTAAAGTGATGTATTACTCATATACGTCGGAGTAAGTTATTACGCAATCATCCCAGGCTATTTCGCAAAATCCGGAATCAGGAACAACAGTCCACAGACCGTCAGCGCTCCAGGTTCCTGAATCAATATGGCCAACTGCGAGTATTACATTTTTTATACCCGGTTGATTTTTTATACGCTGTATAAGCTCAAGCAAATAAACCGTTCCGTTAAAATCAACTGATTCAACATACTCATTCGCCGGGTCGATAACTGCGTTTCTGGTTGGATCAGCAATTAAAGTGTTGTCAGCATTCAGGATGCTCCGGTTCCGGTAAATGGTTACAGTAAAGTCAAGCAGATTAACCGACTGACTTATGCAACTTAGCACAACACCGGCATCCTTCCATTTCGCCCAGAAAGCTTTCAGCGCGTTCAGTTCCGCGACAGCAAGAATAACCCTACCCTCCTTCATGGCCTTTATGGTTACCCCACCTTCAGCGTCTTCAATAGCAGCTGAGTATTTAACTATCTGAGCCGCCTCATCTATCACCGCGTACCCGAAATGATCAGTTAACCAGGTAATCACATGGCCGTACTGAAATTTCTTGCTTTCGCCTGCATACCAGTTAAGTGTATGAGGCTTATCAGCTGCTATTATTGCCCTGATTGCTGCCTCATGTGTGTCCTGTAAATTTTCGATAGTCCAGGAAGCCACGGCCACAATCCAAAGCCACAAACGCCAAATAGCTACCTTAGCAGCCGTGCGCACATCGTTAACAAGCTTCTTTGCGGTATCTACGCTTTCGGCATCGTTATTCACGTAAATGCCCAGTTCGCTCATGTTGCCTTTAACCAGGTTAAGCGAATCATATATTTCTGCTATTGTCCGTGCCATTATACTATTTCGGTTGAGGGTTCGATACTATTGAGCTGGTAATAATCAACCACGCGTTGCCTGTCAGCTTCCTCGGGCAGGTAAATAAGGGTTTCGGCGGGGATAGTTTGATCAATACTTATTCCCGGATTAAGCGGGAGAAGCTCAAAAACGGATTCAACGCCTCCCATGTGCCGGATGGCGATGTCCCATATACTTTGTCCTGATTTACTATTAATGCTACGCATGTTGGGCTTCTATTGTTAAATTTCCGTCAGTCGTTTTCTTGAGCTGGGTAACTAGCAGGCCGTCCGACTTAAACTGCTGTCTTATTTTACGCATGGCCTCCAGTTCCGATTCATCCAGGAGAAACATATCAAGCCCCACACCAACCACTGGCGATTGCTTCCATTCGCCCTCACCGGTCGCAAGCAATAGGGCCTGCTGTTGTAAAAGAGCATCGCCGGTTACAAAGTCGCCTTCGCTCTCCAGTAGATCGTAATCGCTATCGAGTAATATATCGTTGTGGTTTGTCATGATATGGTTCCTGTTCCCGGAGCGGTGGTAGCTCCTGTTTGCGCTGCGGCAGTTCCGGTGGTTGCCACTGCAATACCTGCCGGAACTGTCACGGTTCCTGATTTCACAAATGCATCAATCAGGTTTGCAAGTCCGTCAGCAAAATCAGCGTACGAACCTTCGTTGTCTGCCGTGTTTTGTGCCAGGCTTTGAATTCCTGATTTGAGGGCTGCTTTATTAAGTGGCATTTAAATCTATTTTAAAAGCAATTTAAAATCTGTTTCAAATTGAGTTACTGAGGCTAATGTGGGAGGCAGCGGAGTTCCTGAAGGGCCTGCCGGAGTTGAAACGGTAAGTTGCTTCACGATATCAGCAATAGCCTGGAACAAATCCTTCATTCCTACCTGATCGTTCTTTATATCCAGCTTTTTTGTTTCGCTATCAATTTCAATGGTAAGGCCATTTTCAACAAACTTTATCAAAGTGATTTTATCACAACTGATCACTTGCAAGTCGCGTAGTTTCCCGGAGCTGAAGTCAGCCACGGTTACCATGCTGCCTACTTTCGGTTTGAACAGTATGTTACCGGCTTCAGTTGCCTGGCTGAACAGCCTCACCTTTGTCAGTTCCAGTTCTCCCAGCTTCACGGTGCAATCGGTATCGGTTACTGCGGTTACTTCAGCAACAAAAGCAACATCACCAGGTTTGTAAGTTCCGGCAATGCGCTGTATCTGTTCGCGTATCTCTGATATCCTGTCGCTCATATCATCATCCCGATTTTAACCGTCCGTTCGCCTTCTTTACTTATTTTCGTCTGAACACTCAGAGCGTAATAATTGCCATCCTTGTACTCATAATCTTCATCCGTCAAGCTTACTTTGAACCCGGCATCGCACCACGGAACAAGCCACCCGGTGAAGCTCCCGGAATACCCGGTATAACTTTTGCGCTTTGCAACCTCTTCGGCTAATGTGGTGAGTGATCCTATGTCGCTCACGCCGTCGCGCTTTATCGTTTCACTGTCGCCTCCTTTGTTCCCGGAAGTAACCCGGATCACTTTGCCGTCAGCTCCTTTTCCTTCTACAGTCACCTCATAGGGCCGGTCTTCAGCTATTCGATACTCCAGGTCGCTTTTTTCAATGTTTTCCTGAAAGTTGTATTTCGCCGTTCCAAAAATTTCCTTGTACTGGGGATGAACATGCAGGACATTTTCCTTCAGGTAAATATTGGCTTTTGTTTCTTCCTGAATTTTCTTCAGTATATCATGCCCGGTATTACTCCGGATCACGTATTTATCATAGGTAAAAGAGTAGTCGCAGCTGAGCGTATAACCGCCTATTTCTGAGCATATATAGTTGAGGATCTCTTTCACATCCGGCTTGGTAAATTCCTTGTCTTTTACAGGCTTCCTAAAATTGTAAATTCCATCCTCGCACTTCAGGGTAATAGCACCGTCATCCGTTGCAATCGCCTCCAGGTGCCCGGAGAACTCAGTTTCATTATTGCCATCGTAACCGGCTTTAATCGTAACCGCGTCACCCCGCTTTATTGATTTCTCAATTTCAATGGCTTTGTTAAAACACGATCCCGGAAGGACAATTTCGGCAGTATCGCTCAATTGCTCGACCGAACGCATGATCGTAGCGTTGTCGAGCATCATAAGTTTATACTTACCTACAGTTATTTCCCAGGTTATGTCGAACATTAGCTTTCGATTAAGAGTTGAAATACATCATCCGAAACAGCATCAATTTCAAAGGCTTGGTTTTCGCTGCCTTTTGTGTGTGGCAGGCTTAATTTTTCAAGTACGATCTGATGAATATCGCGCTGGTTCAGGTGATCACAAATTACTTCAATGGCTTTGTGCTGGGCGAAGAAAGCGCGCAGCTGATTCACTTCTGTTGGGTATTCTCCATCTTTTGAAATGAATACACCCGAAATGCTAATTTCCACATCGTCCTCAGTCCATCGCTCTTTTACGGTACCACGGTTTTTACCTTTGGCAACCGTGCGTTTGGTTATGATGTTTTTAAAACTGAGGCTTATAATCGGATCGAGCGGGAAAGTGAAGTCCGAAAGACCATCAGCCCGGAGGGTAAGCGGGAACTGATTGCCGGAAGCGTTATAACCGTCAACGTTCATCGTGCCCTTATCAATAATTACCACCGACTTGCCACTGAAGACAAACGGAGGTAATGCAAATCCTATAACCGGGTTTCTGTCCATTATGCTGTACTTTGGGCCATACCAAGAACTCTACTCATTACACTCATTATTTCCGCCTCCAGGTCTGCCCGCTTGGTAGCGAGTGATCCATCGAAAACAATGTTTTCGACCATGTTTTTAAAGGTGATCTGCACGGAGCTGTTGCGGGTTCCTCCGGAGCTGATGGCATCGGTGTTATTTTTTATGGGGTCTTTCGGCTTATCATTCTTAGGCATTACGGGAGTAGCTACTGGAGCTATTTTGTTTTGAAACTGCTCATAACCCGTTACCACAGCCGGGGCAAATGGGTTGTTACCTCCTGTAGGCGCGCCATTAGGCTGGTATGGGTATTTCATCGTTGTGCTTGCAGGTGTTGCTGGGTTGGCTAAGCCAAGGTTGCTTCTTATTTCGAGAATTTTAGAAGCGCCTGATCCGGCCAGATCGCCTAAACCAGGTATGTGGCTCAGCATCTCCAGCAGCTGCTGTATTGGGTAGAGTATGGTATCCAGTAGCACAATCCCTATGCGCTTCAATCCGGCAAGTATCCCGCCATCCGTAAAAGCGCTTACAATGGAATCCCAGTTTGCTCTTAGCGATTGAATAATCCTGATCAAAGTGTCGAAGGGCCCCATCAATAAAGTTAATGCCGCGCCCCAATCATCATACTTTTTAATTACAGTATAAACCAAAGCAATCAAAGCCGCTATAGCTATTATAACCAGCCCAATAGGGTTTGCGCTAAGTGCCACATTCAACAGCCACTGCGCGCCTGTCCATAAGTTGGTGGCGGCTACAACTATGCCCGACCAGAGTGCTAAAGCCTTATCGGCAATCAGCTTGCGTTTTGCCCAAAACTCTGCGACTTTTAGCGCAATACTGTTCCAATGATACGCAATCGTTAATACGCCAATAGCTCCTGCAAAAGTTAAAACCCAAGGGTTACCTTCCGTAATTTTGTCGAATAGCCAGGTTAGCAAATCAAATAATGGCGTTACCACAAAAATAATCCCGCTCAAAGCCGGTATAAGTATGGTGGTGATTACTCCACCGAAACTTATTCCGAGCTGTTGTATCTTCGACCACATCTCACTAATACGCTGCATTGCGTTCCGTGAATTTTCGAAAGCCTTATCAGCCTCGCCCTGACTGTTTGCCACGGCAGTAATAGATTCTTTTAGCTTTTGTGCGTCGCTTGCCATGACCATAAATGCCTGTTTGGCCTGCATATCTTTTAAGCCCATAGTCTCTAAGAAGTCCAATTTCGCTTTATCGTCCTTTCCGAATGAAGCCAGTTTCGATTGCAGCCCTGCAAATATTTCGTCCATTTGCTTCATTGAGCCATCTAGGTTGAAAACCGAAATACCCGCAGCCTCCATACCGCCGGTAATGTCCTTTTTACCAAGAGCGGTAAAAGCGTTCTCAATTAATGTGGCTGAGCGTTCAGCGCTTACTCCTTTACCTGTCATAAATGCAAATAGGCCTGCGGTTTCTTTAAACCCCTTTCCCAAGGCCATACCCGATGCGGTTAGTCCAGGTATATAATTTGCAAAATCCTTAAACTCACCGGCTCCCACTCGCTTTGCCGCAAACAGAGTATCCATCACCTCTTTGGCATTCGTATTTTCTTTGCCTACCAGCGACAGCGTTTGGGCTAATGCTGAGGCAACTGTAATTTGATCAGTAAAACCGGCCTTAGCTCCTTTAAGCGATTGTTGCAGTATTTCGGTCGATAGATTTACATCGCCGGTTTGGCTTAGTATTTTTTCGTATGCATCGGGGACGGTTGACAGATCGGCACCGGTTTTCACACCTATATCAATGATCTTTTTCCTGAGCTTGTCCAGCTCCGGGCCGGTTAACTGGGCAGTGGTGTTTATTTTTGCCATGCCCTGATCAAAGTTCATTGCCATTTTACCGGCTCCGAAAAGGGCAGCACCGGCCTGAACTATTGGATTAGTGATTAACTCAGCACCAGGAATAGCGGAGAATGCACTTGTGATTTTCGACATCCGGTTACCGGTAGTTGTCTGAAGCTTATTTATTTGCTTCTCCAGCTTATTTATTTCGGTATTGTAGCGTTTTATATCAGTGAGGTTCTTTGCCGGTATCCAGTCGCGTTCGCGGCGCAGTAAGTCAAGCCTCATTTGAAGGCTTCCAACGCTTCTACCGGTTTCACTCATAACTTTACTCATTGCCTGGCTCTGCCTTTGAAGCTTCGAAAAAGTATCAAGAGCAGAATCAGAACTAATGCCAATCTTTTTCAATTTGGCACTAATCTGATCCTGTAGAGTGAGCGTATATGCAAGTATGTCCGACATTTTTTACTTATTTGCTTCAGATTCTTTTTTCCGTAAATAGGTTAGTTCAGTAAACTTCATTGCCCAGGTTTCATCGTTGAGGCTGTCCGGATCAGGTATGCCCATGTAATAGCTTAATTGGGCATTTGCTATCCGTATAAGCATACCGTCGGTTACAGCGGCAGCCTCTATAAGTTTACCAGTTCGGCTTCCTTCACCTGGATAAGTTCCGCCAGTTTCGAACTTGCGCCCAGGAACAAATCATCTTCCGTTTTTATGGCTTCGCTGCCTCCAACAAAGCAGTTGGCCAGTATTACCTCATTAAACTTTAGCGGGTTATCTTTTCCGGCTACGGATGCATAGCCTAATGCCTTACGGTCTGGTTTCTTCACGTAGCAGATATGTCCGCCAACTATGATAGCCCATAATTTTCCGTTTTTCTTTTTCCACTCTTCAATTTGTTCAGGAGTGGCCTGTCCGATTAATATAGTTTCTTTCATTGTTTGTTTGCTTTAAAAAAAGGCTACCATTTTCCCGGCTTCAGGATTATGGTAGCCTTCCGGTTATTTACTATTCACTTTTAACTATTCACTTTTCACTTAGGCTACCTGGTTCCTGATCTCTAAGCAAATGAACGGAAGGGTTACCTCCATAAACTTGTCATTTTGCTTTAACTCTTTTGAGTCATCAGTAAACTCAATTCCCAGAATCTTATCAGTGATAATTGTATCTCCATTAGCAGGGTCGCCATAAACGGCTGTACCGTCGAGGCGCAGACCGAGTATTGATCCGCCGCCAGCCAGTCGCAGCGTCTCCAGTTCCGACTGTAGTAAGGTGATCTCTCCCTCATGGGTAAGGTTACCTCGCTGTATGCTCAAGGGCCTGTTACCTTTGCCATGCAGTAACTCTTTTTCCTGTTTGGTGGCATATTTCAGCCCACGGAATCCGGTAATTACTTTGCCGCCGAGCTCGAGCGTAAGATCGCTCCATGCATATTGATTTGAATTGAACATGATTAAGCGCTTATGGTTTTAAATCCTAACTTAACTGTAATGTACCTGGCATAGCCATAAGGCTTAACCTTAAGAGTCATATCCACCTGGCCGGTGGCAACAATGTTCTGATCGTAATTCACAAAGGCAATAACGCCGCGATCGTTCTGGTTTGCCGGATCGTTACCCAACTCACCATTAGCAGTCATACTGTTGATTATAGCGCTTTCAACCTTGTTTTCAAGGCTCTTGGCGAAGCTTACCGATATTTTACCCTGGTCAGTAACCGGAACCTCGTCCAGCACCTCGTTAATCAAAGTATCGTAAGCAATTCGATAAGCTTTATCAACGGTTCTCCGGGCTGTAACATGGTTATAGTCATCGGTTACCGGGGCACAAAGCGGATCATCATTGAAGAAGTAACCGGAGCGGCCCACGTGAGTACGAAGGGTAATAAACCCTTTGTCGTGTACCGAGGCTATATCGGAGCGCTCAATCAGGATAGTGGCATGATAAGCAGAAACAACGCCTAAAACAGCGCCGTCTTTTACCCTGCCTATATTGCGCTGAACCGGCGCTTTTGCCAGTCTACCGGCCAATATTCCAATAGCGCATCCGTTGCCGGTAACAGTATCGCCTAGCATTATACCAACACGGTTGTTGGTGAGTGTTACCAGGTCGGTAAGGTTCGCCGGAACCCCGGAATAGTAAAGACCGGCTACCAGCACCAATACAGGCGCTTTAAGTGTATCAGCAGCCCACACACCAACAATTTGAGCCTGTGCTACTGCGGTATATACGTCCTGGTCAATTCCGTTGGTAACGGTTGCCACATAACCAACAGCCGGGGTACGGTGTACGATAACTGTGCGGATTTTACCGTTAGCGGCAATCAACAGTTGCTGAAGGCCATTGGCGGTTGCCAGTGTACACATGGTGGTAAGGGTAACTGTGTCAGCGAAACCGCAAAGCCACAGTTCAATGCCGTCGCCGCTCTGATTGAACAGCTCGGTAAACAGCTTATACGCTCCCGGATTGTTAATGGCAGTCATCCCGAGTGTATCGGTAATGTCAGCAAATTTTGTGACCTTATACGGAGTATTCAGCACAAACTTACCAACAACAGGCACCCCCGTGAAGAGGACACCGATAACGCCGTCAGCGGAGGCCGAAACCTGCCCGAGAGCGCCGTTTGAAAAATCAATTTTAACGCGTGGTAACATTATTATACCTCCGATCTTTTAATGGTGGTTACTTCCTCTTCCATACCTTTTGGCAGGCTGGTGGAGTGCATACTGGCATACATATGCTTTGTAAACGCATTACCATCGCTGGTAAAGTACACCTCAGGGATATCGTGATTAGCGAAAATTTCCCTGGCACGTTCCTTCCTTTTCTCGGTCTGCGTTTCAGCTTCCGATACTTCAGGAGCTTCGTCACCTTCAGGAGCTTTGTCGCCTTCAGGAGCTTCGTCACCTTCAGGAGCTTTGTCGCCTTCAGGAGCTTTGTCACCTTCAGGAGCTTTGTCAGTTCCTGAAGCAGTGGCATCATCAGCCGCTTTCTCAAGCATAGGATCAGTGCCTTTCTCCACCACATTGGTGAGGTTATCAGGATCTGGCTTCGGTGATGGAGCCGGTCCCGGATCAGAACCAAGAACCGGCGGCTTGGTAGGAGTCGGTTTCTGGATAAGGTTTTTTGCTTTTGGCTTTGTCATTTTAATGGGTGATTTTATAGATGAATAATGAGCCTAATATCAGCAGCAATGCTGAGGCTATGTAAAAGCCTTTAATCTCAGCCGTTTGAAATGGCGTGAGGTAGTTTACCCGCCTCTCTTTGAGAACTTCGCGATCTTTGTATTCGATTTTGTTTTTAAACCGCTTCGAAATACGATTATAAACGGCAACAGAGTCAACGTTGCAGACAGCTGTTAAAACGTTATCCTTAACCTTAACCTGGGGAACGTTCGCATTTTTACCGGCCTTATATCCCTGTAGTTCTTTCATGATCACCTGTCCGTGTTCGTTGCACTCAAGCAAGGCTTTCAGCCATGAGCTATCGGCGGGTAAATGTGAAATGGAATCCTTCTCCTGGACACTCTCATCAGTCGTAACTGCTGAGCTGTCGTTAACGGTTTGCACCGGCGGGAACTTTTGGTTGCACCTTTGCTGTGTGCAGCACCCGGTAACCAGGATTAAGGATACCAGGGATATGAGTAAAATTTTCATTTGTATGGAACTTCTAAAAGTATTTTTGAGGTTGTGTTTCGGCAATCAACATGCACCCAGGTGGGTGTATCCTTTTCAATGCAGGTAAGTCCTTTGTCCATGAACACCGGCCAGTTCCTGCGTATTTCTTTTCTCACATACTCCGGAGTGAGCCCCGAAAATTTGAGGTCGGCAGCGCGACCGAATTTATGCTGCGAATACGTCGCGCCGGTTTTGCTATAACAATTGCGCAACCCGCTCTCCTTGTATTTACCTCCGGCGTGCCAGTCGTTAATGGTTACCGGCACATCAAAATAATCACGCATGAACTGCACTAATGTGATAAGCCTGCTATCAATAAGCTCAATCGATTTTTCACCCCTGATTAGCCAAGTGGCCGGGTCAACAAATTCGCGTAGGTCAAAGTCCTTACTGATCTTCATTGCTTACTTTTTGCTCAATTTTACGAATCCGGTCGTCATGTTTGTTTATTCTAACCCGGTGGTCGCGTACAACTTCGTCCAAAACTTTCAGCCGGTCATTGTGGCTTTGATTTTGCAGCGTGAGTTTTTCAATCGACTTTATAAGTTCATCGAACTTTTTAATCAGCCTTTGAAACCCCCACCACAATATCAAAAATGCAACTGCTATGATTCCACGGTAAGCCCAAATTTCGAATTCACTCATAACTTCCTTTAATTAGTCCCCGGTTCCCTGCCCGGTCAGGGGCAGGGCTTTGGGTTCGGCATTAAACAAACAAACTATGGATAATAAAAAATTACACTTTGGGGCTATAGATAGCGCCCAGTACCTTGTTACGAAGCGGCAGAGCGATAAACCTTTTCTGGAAGTTGATCACGTCGCCTTTCTGATCCGGATCGTTGTATTTTGCAAATACGTCTACAGAGCCGTCAGCTTTCATTACTTCATCCTTACTCCATATAGTTGAGCTTATGGTATCAGTTCCTGCCGGAGCAGCCTGGAAAGCCACTTTTGCTCCCGTTACAGCGTTGAAGCGTGGCGTTTGTGAGTTGGTAAAGAATTTCAGGCCGAATATATTACCGCTCTGAACAATGTCCTTGTAAAGCTTCATATCCTGAGCCATTAAGTCCGACCGGTGGCGTGGGCAAAGCATAAGCGCAAGCGACATTGGGTCAACATCAAAGTTATTGAACTGAATTTGCAGCTGAAGGATATCCTCGAAGGTCATCTGTCGGTATCCGTTAACTAAAGCACCGGTTGCCGTTAAAACAGGAGTTAATACGCCGTTGGCCTGTGGTGCCCAGAAATGAGCAGCTAACTGAATTGCGCCGGTACGAAGTACGTTACGGTGACTGCGGACAACTGAATCCATCTTATTGTAAGCTACCTCCATTTTCTCCAGGTTTCGCACAATGGTCGAATCCGTGTCGAGGGTTTTCAAAGTAACTGATTTAGGAACGTCAACACGCACAGCAGCCGCGATTGGATAAACATTGTTGTCGATCAACAAATTAGGATCGGCACCGGCTTCCGCAAGGTTAATCGTATTGTACTCCACGAATTCACTCATGTCGCGCGACCAGGATAAAAAGTCATCCTTAGGGTAGAAACCTTCCATAAGTACGTCAGTCCAGATTTCCTTTTGAATTCCGGCCATTGCAATACCTGGCTGTTGAAGGTAAGAGAGTGCGGTACCTGCTATGGCCGAAGCCCCGAGAACCGGTAGTGCCGGTAATCCGGCGAGGATAAATCCGAAGGCAACAATCAAGTTAAACATGAAGTTACCGAATGAAAAGCGTTTTCGCATTGGTTTAAAAGATTTGGGTTAGTAAAGATTTTTTATAATGGGAGCGGTTTGCACCGCTCCCGGATCACCATTGGCCACACCTGGCCTTCTTTAAGATTTCGATTTATAAGCAGCCTTCAACTCAGTAAAGCGGGTTGGGTCTTCAGCAGCAAGTTTTTGCAAACCGGCTGAGTCTTCTTTTGCCCATTTCATGTAATCCCAGTCTGCGCGGTCGGGAGCTGATCCGGGTGCACCTGGCTTCACTTTGTCGCTCAAATTGGATTTACCCGGAAGTGCTTCGAGGATGCTTTTTGCCTGGTCGTAATCGGAGGTAGCAAGCTTAATAAAACTCTCCTTTTTATCGGCAGTAATCCGGCCTTCTTTCACAGCAAGTTCAACCAAGTCAGTGGCCTGTTTGGCTGCATGATCTGCAAGCTTGGTTTCGGCTGCAACCTTCAGCGTTTCGGCGTTCGCTTTTGCTTGGGCGCCCTTGCAAGCGCATGCCCAGAGCCCTGTGCCTGAGGCGCCTGAAATTGCGGCGAAGGCGTATTTGTTGCTCGATGTCAC